TGGGAATCTGGGGCGGCTCCGCACCGAGAAGAACACGCGCATCCATCGACGCATAGTCCGCGGCGAGCATCAGATACGCCCACATCAGATTCACGAAATCCTGCATGGGCATGACGCCCTGAATCTCGGAACGCGGGTCGCCCTTCAGCGTCGGCCGGTTAGCGATCTCCACCACCGGAACGACACCCAGCGGGTTCGGGATGATCCACTTCTCACCCTCGGACTCACGCGGAATCCACCCACCATCAGCCGCATGCCCAGTACGCGACTGGAGCGCCTGCGACTGCCGGTCCTGCTTGGGGTTCGGACGCTTCCGCTGCCACTTGAACAGCTCCGTACGGGTGTACAAGGTTGCGTACTCGAGGTCTTCATCCACCCACGTCTTCACCGCGGCGGAACGCAGACGAGGGTTCTCCCAGTCGTACTCAATCTCCACGTTCGACGGGTGCTCAAACGTCACCAGCGGCTTACCCGAGGAATCAGCCCACACGATCGCGAACGTCCGCTTAGCCGTCAGCGACGCAACCACACCCTGCGAGAACTGCGAATCGAACTCGTTCATCTGCAACGAGTCCCACAGCTTCGCGCCGGCACGCTTCGGAAGGTTCGCAATCCCGATCGGCTTCAGCCGCTGGGCCTCCGCGTTGACGACCGTCGCACACCAGTTGTCCGAGAACCCGGCGTACCGTGCCGCGTTCTGCTTCCGCCACTCAGCAGTCGCAAACGACAGAGGGTGCTCGCCGTTGTAGTACGACTCCGCCTTGTCGATGTCCGCGCGACGGTTGTTGAGGCGGGTGTAGATCCGCTGGGTAAGTTTCCGGGCGTCATCCGCGTTCATGCGCCCTCCAAGGGGTCAGTAGTAGATGAAGTTGTCGGCCGGGTCGTCGAACTGGCCGTCCTTGAGCGCGTCCATCGCGGCCTCATGAGCAAGGTCCGAACTCATGGCCTGGTCGATCTTCTGGTGGTCGGCGCCGTGTGGCTTCCCGAGCACATACCGCTGCATCGTCTTCGCGATCATCACCGCGTTCGTCACATGCGTGCGGGTCACCGTGTCACCGTCGTGAGTGAACCGCGAGTCCGGGTTACGGATGGCCGACCGGAACTGCTCAAGCGACTTGTGCATCGCCGTGATCGAGTTCGTCTGCCACGGGATGAAGACCTTCGCGCCGTACTTCGCCGCCCACTCAGCGAGCTCCGTACGCCACGAGTCGTCATCGTTCAACGCAGACTCGTCGATCGCGCCCATCGCGGAACCAGCCGGGTCGATGTACGCCCTGACAATGCGGTACTCGGACGCGAGATAGTCGACAGCAGCCCGCACCTCGCCGCGCGGAATGAACCCACCAAAGTTGGCGGGGTCCCACACGGTCAGGCGCTTGTCGCCACCGACGTCGTAAGTCGGCGTGAACTGGTACAGGTCTCGCGTCTCGAGCCGAATACCGGTCCAGTCGTTGTTGTTCGACAGGTCCATACCCATAGCGACAGCCGTACGCAGCTTGACTTCGACCGGCGACCGCTTAGCGTCCCACTCCTCGGGCGTAATCCACTTACCGGCACCCGCGACGAGACGGTTACCGAAGAACCGTTCGGCGTCAGCCGGGTCCTTCTCCATCATCTCCGCGGCTTCGCCCTCAACTACGTCAATAGACACCCACGGGGCGCCCTCGTAGTTGAACGCGAAAATCTTGCGGCGTTCCTTCTTGTTCTTAAAGGACAGGTTCGCCGGAGGATGGCGGAAGTCACGGTTGACGTCCTTCGCCTGCGACTCGTAAGTACGCTGCGCAACCGAATCGGCGGCAGGGTCCCACGCGTTCGTGGTCTCGATCGCACGCCCACCCATGCCGGCGAGGCCCTGCCGTTGCTTCTTCGCCAGGTTGTGCCCACCGTTGGACTTCACCCACAGCCCGGTCTCATCCTGAACAACGAACGTGACACGCTGCCCGAGCCTCGAGTTACCCTTCGCCGTCACCACGTCGATACGACCGTCACCCGGCAGGCGGATGAACTCCTCACCCGTCTTCGGGATAATGTCCGCCAACGGGCCAAGCTCAATCATCGGCCGAAGCGCGTCATACGTGTTCGACGTCTGATCTTCCGACGTCGCCGTGATCTGAATAAGCGGCGTCGACCACTGGCGACCCATCGGCTCACCATCGGCGTACTCGTGAACGAACCCACAAGCACAGCCATGCTCAGCACAGTCGTAGACGTCGCCTTCGGAAGCCCACCCGGCGAACAGCACCGGGCCGACACCCTCGGCGCACACGAACGCGGAGATCAGCGGAGACTTGCCCCACTTCTGAGCCCGCACGAGCTGCGAACGGCGGTAGACGAACGCGCCGGCCAACGGGTTAGCAGGCAGTTCCGGATCGAGCTCAGCGGCCGGATCGAACCGTGCCGAACCCTTCACCATGTAGTGATTGCCCACGAACCGGTACTGCTCCGCGGCAAGCGTGAACGGCATCCCCCGATGACCCCGGTCAGGGATCACACAATGAGCCTCAATCCACTCCGGAACGACGAGAAGCGGACGATCAGCCTTCATCGCCAACAGCCGCAGCCCAACGCTCCGCAGCAGTCGGCCCAGTACGAACCGGGGCCGTCGCAGCAGCACGCTTCACAGACAACTCATCCTCAGAGAACTTCCACCGCAGCGAGTGCATCCCAGGAAGCGACAAACCGAGCTCAGCACCCATCCTCAGGACAGCAGTCTTCAGCCCAGCAGACGCCCCAGCCTCAACAGACTCGACGAACGCGCGCACATACGCCGCCACCTCAAACTCGAGGCCAAGCTTCGACCACATAAACGCCTGCGGCTTCGACCACAACTTCCCCCACAGCTCAACCTCGACACCCAAGGCATCGGAGAGCGGGAAGTCGGGCACATCACCCTTGAAACCCTCAACAGGCAGCACAGTCCACGCGGCATCGCCAGCACGATCACGCCGCAGAGCATTCGGATCAGGCGCCGGACCAGACCGGGCACGCGCACCACCACTAGTCACATCAATCACATCCCTCAGCATCACGCTGGGCAGCATCACGCGGCCACGGATCAGTCGAACATTCGTGCGGGTCGGAACACTTTGAACCTGGAAAACCTCGGAGCGCCCTCCCCGGCGGTACTTTGCCGGGTTGAGATGAAGGGTCTCCCCCCACCCCTTGCGAGCGTGAGTCGAACATCTGTTCAGGTGTGCCATCCACCTGGCTGATGCTGTGCTGTCTCACTGTCATGGTGTGGTTTACACAAGCCGCGTCCACGTGCAGGGTCGTTGGGGTTCATGCCACGCTCGAGTAGTTCTTTGCGGGACAAGGGATAGTGGTCAGCAACAGTGGAGAAGTTGATGCACCCGGGGATGACGCAGATGGGGTCTCGTGTGAGTACTGCGTTGCGGAACGCTTGGTGTCCGCGGGTGTTGTAGCCCCGGTCCCGTGCTGTACCCCTAGCCCTGTCTGCTGCACGCCTGTGGGCGGCGCAACGTGACCCCTCGGTGGAGGGGTAGATCGTTGGGCATCCAGGCTGTGAGCACACACGCATGGTGTACCTCGGAGGTTCAGGTGTCGAAGGGAATTGCTGGCACGGCAGGGATCGAACCTGCGCGCTTCCGATTAACAGTCGGATGCTCTGCCTGCTGAGCTACATGCCAATGCCTCACCCCGACCGCTTGCAGTCGGGGTGAGGTTGTGTCGCGCCTAGGTCCTCAGTTATTCCCCGGCAGGGAGGACTCCACGGGACCGCCGTAGCGGTTTCTGCATCCGTCGATGCTTCTTCAGCCGTTTAGGTGCCGGGCCAGATGTTCACACTGTCAGCGCGACTGGTGAACCCACGGGTGGAGCTGCGCGGAGTCGAACCGCGTGTATCCGGTCGCATGGCAAGTTACGGCCATGCACCCCGGGCTTTCCATGTCAGCCCCGTGGTGTGGTTTGCGTCGTCACCGCGACGAGATAGACGAGAACCCCCTCAGATCAGTCGTCATCTTCCGGGACTGTTGCTGACTGCCGGTCCTCAGTGAGCGCCACATCCAACAGGCCACGTTTCATCACCCATGACATTTCGGGGGACGACAACACACCAACGGTGGATTGCCCGTCCTGCTCGAGCTCGGGACTGAGTCGGTGGCTGATGAGCACCCAGGCTTCAACGTACGAGTCGGGTTCGACCTTTTCGTAGTAGATGCGGACCGCTGCACACAGGTCGTCGTATGCGCTCATCTGGCGTAGTCCCAGAAGAACCTTGTGCCGTCACCCACGCATTTGTGAGGGCCAGCATGACCAGCGGGCAGGTAGCAGTCCACAGAGTCGTAATCGAGGACCAACGTCATTGTGCAGGTTTCCGCCACAGTTAGCCCTCACCCTCACATTGCGAGACTTCAGCCTGCTCACTAACGAGCCTGCCAATCCGCGAGTCGATGTACTCGGCCCGAAGATCCCCGCACTCGTCCGTGTCACACCGGCACATCAGTCAGCCACCGGATACAGGTCCACGTATTGTCCGTGGTGTGGGAGCCACTGCCAACGACGGAAGATCCCGTTACGACGCACCAGCCAGTACTGTCCGTCATGCGACACGGCTTTCCGGCGCCCATCCCAGGTGACTGTTCCGTCAGGCCACGACTCGACACACAGGATGCGGTCGTTCATGACTCCTCCAGCAGGAACGAGTAGTCGTGGAGCTCGGTCACGAACGGCAACAGCTTCTCTTCGCCCTTATGCCAGTGATGAACACACCAGCGCATCAGGGTTCCGTACGCGCGGCAGATCACCCATGCTTGGGCTCCGCAGCCGTCGCACCGGTCAGACGCGTCAGGGCGGAGTTTGTCCCATACCTCGTCCATGACGCACCGCCGTTCGCGGTAGAAGGTAACTTGCGTGGGCATACCCAGTCGGTATACCCACGCAAGTTTGAAGTTTCCGATCCGCCGCGCTCGTCTCCGCAGTGCACTTATCAGGCTCGTTCGCCCGTTCAATCGTTCGCCGGAGGGTTGGCGGATGGAAGGTTTAGATGCCAGAAACGCGTCTGGCTGGCAGGTTCACCTGTCGAGGCCCGCCTCTTTGTTTTGCACGGGTTGGCGGATGGAAGTTAGTAGTTGCGATCCCCGTTGGCGTGCTTGTCGGGGAAGATGCCAGCCCTAGCGTCGGCAAGGAGGCGGTCTATCTGGTCGCGACTCAGGATGTGGGCGGACCGATCGTGGTAGCCGCCTTGGCAGTACACGCAGTCCCGCACGATGTCGTCCATGGGGTTGATGAGCATCAGACGCCCCTGACCATGGACATGCGTTCCGGTTCGATCGACAACCGACCATGCCACCCACAAGCAACACACCGTTGCATCGAGTAGGTGAACACGTCCGCGATGAACCGTTTAGCGATCGGCTTCGTCTCCCCACCACACGCACGGCAAGTGTCCAAACGGGACTGCCCGTCAACGAACAGGGCCGGGTGGTTCTTGATGTGGGGGCGGAGTGCGTCGTAGAGGCCCTGTGTGGCGATGACGTCGCCGGCACAATACTCGGTGAGACGTTCCCGGTCCTCCACAGACCCAGCCACAGCACGGTTCATCGCTTCACGGTCATACGCGTCCGTCTTAGCCGGGATGCCGATGATCTGGCACAGAGCGTCGAGTGACTTGAACTGCACACCGGTACGGAACTGCCGCGCCACCTTGAGTGTGTCGACAGTCTTGAACGGGGGCAACGGGGGAAGGCTCGGCCGGTGCTTGTGCCCGATCTTCGGGAAGTAGAAATCACCCTTCAACCACGGAACGTCAGCTCCATCGAGGTTGTGGCCCACGATGATGTCGGCCATGCCCATGAGGGAGTGAACTTCGCGGAGGAACGGACCCCTGCCGCCCTTGTCCCACTCGGCGAACCGCATCACGTCAGGTGAGTCGTACCACTTCGCACACACGATCGTCGTGCGCGGCTCCCGGACCACCGTTTCGTGATGGATGTACCGGTTCTTCAGGTCTCCCCGGTCCCACCACTGCTGCTCCGAAACGCCAGAGACACGTTCCACGTCAAGGATGAGGATGCGGTTACGGACTGCCGGGTTCAGCGCGGCGCCCGCCGCTCTCAGCGACATGAGCAGCGCCCCGCGTTATGGCGACGCACCATGAACTCGGACACGTCGTACCCGTCCTCACGGAACACGTCAGCAATGTACGTTCCCGTGCGTCCTTCACGTTTCATGTCCTCGAAATACTCGAGGTCTTCAATCTCCAGGCCGGCGAGGATCACACCCATCCCGCATCGGGGTCCGGGCTTCTTCTGGTCGACGGTGTTTGCGGCGGTTTTGAGTCCCATGGTCGCTCCCAATGGGTTGGGTGCACACTCCCCCGGAAAGCGCGGGGCGCGTACACAGGGAAAGTGAAAGGCCCGACCGCACCGTTACGTGGCTTCGGGTTGTGACGGTCACGCGCT